AAAGATCGTTGTTTAATGATTCAGTATTAATTGGCATAAATGTATTTATCTTAATCTTAACTTAGTACGGCAAAGAATGGTAAGGGAGGAATAAATTCTGCATGATCACGGACATAACTATCTAACTCAAAGTGATATGAACCAAGTTCTTGAATCATTCTAACTGATAGCAAGCTGGCCATTACTAAATCGTCAGTGTCCCCAATCTTAGCAGCATAACTACCTGCATGTGCTACAAACGCTTTTAATTCGCTAATAAGACTGCGACTATTTACAGTTAATTTCTTACTTTCTATCAATGTTTTAAACTTAGCGCAAGCGGTTAATTTAGTCTTTTGTGTAGTATTGAAACCTTTACGCTTTTTTCCAGGTTCGCTGATAAAGGTTCCGGGAATATTATTTTCTCCATATTCGTTTAATGATACCAATGCTGCCTCACCGATACTGTTATTTTCTACACTATAATAGAGATTATTTGGTTCATTTGTGCATTCAACGATATACTTGTTAATTTGAGCCATTAGTTTAATCTGTGTTGGGATATCAGTTTTATTGTGTTTCCATTCACCAACTTGCGTGACCGTATTTGCCTCAAATATTTGTATTGCGGCTGGGTCATTGCCTGTGCCAATGCTAGGATCTAATGCTACTGTATAGATGTTGCCCTTTTTTGGTTTTTGATACCAGCGAACTTGCCCCATCCTAGATATCGGTTCTATACCTTGTAAATCAATCAATGTATTAGGATTTATCAATGTTTCATCTGCAATAATAAATTCACAACAAATTTCTCGGCGAAATCTATCTTCACCAAGCTGTGCTTTCATTTCATCAGCCCATTTTTGATCTCTTTCTGGTTGTTCATCCCATGATGCTCTATATGCTTTGAATCCATTAACACCCAATTCAGTAGTGTTACCAAACTCATCTTCAGTTTTGTTAGCTCCTTTCCAAATGAAAGCAAATTGATCTTCATCACTATTCGGGGTGCTTGTAATAATAGCTTTACCACCAGTTGACAATGTTGGAGTAATAGAAGTCCAGAATTCTCTAGCGATACTTGGTCTAACGAATGCAAACTCATCTAGGTATAGTAATGTAATACTCATACCACGACCTGTATTTTCAGTAGTGGTTGCACTTACGATACGACTACCATTTTCAAAATCTAATGAGCCTTTGTTATAAGTTGTTACCCCTGCTTTAATGTAGTCTGGGCAGTTTTCGTAGGCGTAACGAACACGCTGCATAATTTCTTGTGCGCCGGAATACTTGTGTGCTGCAATAAGAATTGCACTGTCTGGTACAAACATAGCGTACCATAATAAGTACCCGGCTGCTGATGTTGACTTACCTGATTGTCGCGGCATCAAACTGATGCTAAATCTATAATTATGATATGTATTGATTAATCTTTTTTGATACCCATATGGGTGATATACCATACTACCTTTTGTGGGATGTTGTATTATAAAGAAGTTATCCATGAAGTATAGATAACCTGTGTCCGGGTCACAGCACTTTATAAAGTCTTGTAATTCTTTATCGTTTTTGAATTTTGTCTTTGTATAGGGGTTTTTAACCAAAGACGCCGAGCCTGTTTTATTCATAACTGTATTTATCAGAATAACTACTAGTTTTTAGAAAATGGGTCTTCACCTGTAATATGAGTTTTTGCAAACATCAACTTAAACCAAGCCTTATCTCCAGGCTTGATGTTATTCTCACGCATATATTGTTGTTTCTTGGCAGCTAATTCATGTAATGGAGTATATGAATATTCTCCAGTAACTTTGCCGGACCCACTTAATCTTTTCAACTCATCTAATGTCATGTCCTTCTCAGGGAGTTTTGCATCTCTAAGTTTAGAATAACCGTTTTGAATTTTAGCTTGTTTGAATGGATCGAACATAAAAAAAATACTCACTTGTAGTGAGTATTTATTATTTTACTTGATATCAAGAGGTCGCTGTTTAGTAGCAACGATACAGAAAAACTTTTCTCTTGCTTGTTTTGTTTTTTCAGGATCTTTTGGGTCAGGAAATTCTACATCAAATTCAAAGTTTTCAAATCTATCAACATTGAATCCAGTACGGGAAAGCAATGCTGCTAACTGCTCCTTACCCAAAATACTATAATGGTTTAAGTTAGTTTCGTGCGCTCTTTCACACCCAGGTTGCGGTACTTCAATATAAATCTTGCTAAACTGTTTAAGAATACGATTATATTCCATTAAACTAAAGATAGGATATGGGCTATGTTCTAATGCATGACGTAAGAATATCATATCTACTGATTCATCATAGTAACCTTCACTTTGTGGAAGAAAACTTAAATCATACTTTTTAATAGTATGCCCTTTATCTTCACATATTTTAATATCTTCAGGACTTAAGGATACCCCAATTAAATCAGTATAGCCACGATTTTTCATTTCATCCAAGAAATATCCCGGGCCACATCCTAAATCTAATATTTTACTATTTTTTGGGAGATTTAATGGATCAATGTATAGCTTAACAACGTGCTCAGTTAGCCCCTGGTGCATTTGACTATCACCCTCGGCATAGATATGGGCCTGATAGAGATATTCATTATAAAATTTAAGTTTTATTAAGTCTAGTGTTTTATTGATATCAATCATTAAGAATCCTGTAATTTGATATAATTACTTATTCTAAAATTTGGTTACCGTTTATTTTCTTTTGTAACCTTTAAATGGCTTTGCTATACTCTGGACGTTTGTGTCCGGTAATTCTGTGCTTTCGTCATCCCCGTGATTTAAATCCACAATGTCACTACCCACTGCTTTATATGCTTGTTTAAGCATTTTTGATTCTATGTCAGTATATGGATGAGCTGTATTATATCGACCACTCCAAGTCTCTGCATCTATTTCTAATGGGGTAGTCCCGTCTGCACTAGCAACAGCCATCATAATACGATTTAATTCATAGGTGCGGTCATACCCGCCCGGGTCACGAAACTTATGTAATCCACGCATAGCAAAAGATTGGCGCTTAGTAGGTGTACCAATTGTGCGCTGTTCACTTAAAAACTCACTTGCTCTCATTTTGGATAACCTTTAAACGCTCTGACCGGACTAGTCTTATCTACACCTGGTGCTTCTTCACTTTTATTAGTGCTGATTAAGACTTTAGTACCAGGTACACCTGTTTCTTTCATAGCATAGTCAATATCTTTTTCAATCTCACCGTCCATATATGAACTTATAATCATGTTCTCTCCCCATGGAGTTTCTTTTTCAAAATTATAAGGTGGAATACTATCTTGCTGTCTTTCTAGTTGTCCCCTAGCGCCTGCTAATGCTACTCCAAACCGATATTGTTTATAGAAATCACTATTGGGCAATCCCGGAATAGTATAGGTGCCCGGCATTGCTCTAGCAACATCAACTGATAATGCAGCACGTTCTTCTGTTATGAATTCTTTTGCTCTCATACTATTACTTGATTTTCAGTCTCTAAAATGAAATTGTTTTCTGTCTCTAATACAAGAGGGTCAACTAAACTTTCAGTGATTAGGCTTAATCCAAGAATAGGAACTCCTGTCCAAGTAATCTGTGCTGATATAAAGTGTAATATTGTAGTGTCTACTAATGGATTAACTAGTATGCGAACATTTGAATCAAGAATATCCATATTATAATTGGTTAAAACATTACCATTGAATAATGTACTGTGTCCGTTCCATTTTAATCCACTACCATCGTTGATTACTGATACATTTAATATAATGTTTTCAGTATCGGTTGAAGATGTGTCATTAGAATTAACTTGAAAAATACCCTGTGTAAAAGTTTCAACAGGTGATGTAAATATAACTTGATTTGCTGTGTTTCCAGTAGAATATGCATTTGAAGTAAAAAACCCAGTACTGAATAACTGTGTGAAGTTGTTGTTAATTTTCTGAAAGGCCGTGCGTAACGGATCACCCTCACCATCATTTGGCTGAGCACCTACATTAATTATTTCTTGGGTCATATCTGAATCATCAACTATAGTGTATTTATCACTATTTCTATATTAGTTAGATGCCTCCCATAGCTTTTTTTGAGTCTGATACCACTCAATCCAGCTGTCATATTTAGCAGCACATTCATGGTAAGTGCCGTAATTTCTAACTACAATCTTAGTAAAATCTACTATAGTGACAGTATCACCCTCAACTATCTCTAATTGCTTAGGGCAACTTGTTAATAAAGTAGCAGGAGCCTCTGGAAATCTAGGGGTTAATGGAACAGTAGTACTACAAGATGCTACTAAAACAGCTGATAGTATAATTAAGTATTTCATTTTTTTACTTCATGCGGAATTGTTGCTGCTTCGTTTACTGATTTTATTATAACTTTGGGAATAGCAGGACAGGTTTCAATATATTTGATAACCTCATTGTCTTTTACCACTTCTTTGTCAAGATATCTGATAATATCTTGGCCTTTGGTCTTTATAAATTCTATCTTAGTAACTACTTTTTCTACAATTGTTACGTTTTCTTCTTGGCTTTGTGCTTCTTTTTTTGCTAATTTAGCTTCTACTTCTTTAACTTTTAACTTCCACTCTGCTTCGTTAGCCAATCCCCCTTCTAAGTATAATCCTAAACTTAAAATTAAAATACTAATAATTTGTATAG